TTTCTTGCGCACTATGATGATCAGGAATTTCTAGGCACAATTACCGAGATGCCTATAAAGTTATTCAAAGAAGTTTTAGAGAGTAAAGGAAAAGCAGGGGTTAATCTGACAGTGGATGCAATGAGAGGAAAAAAGTAATGACAAAGAAATTAAAACGAATATTAAGCGACGTGATTGTTGAAGAGGCACTGGATACCGATCTGAAGTCTACGTATCCGGATTACCCAGAATCAACGCCAGTTAAATTTGCTGTGACACCACTTTCATCAAAAGATTATTCTCAAAGTGATGCGGTTGAAAATCACATTGATGAGGTTGTGGACACAACAAAATATAAAGTGATAAAGATGTCTCGTGGTAAAAGAGACGAAACAATAGCAACAGGCACGGTTGTTGAATGCACAGAAGCAAAGATTGAGTATGAGAGAAAGACAGGTCGATCAGAAGTCTACGTGTTGAAGATTGTGGTGGACAGAAGCAAAGGGTAAGTATGTACACACTTGTCGGCTTTCAGGATAGTGAAAAGAAAAAACCAATACCTAAAAAGAAAAAGAAGGTAGTTGCAAGGAAGCGTCTTGCAAAGAAAGAACCAGAACCCACTAAACCAGTTGCAAAGAAGAAACCAGCAGTGACCACAAAGACACAGCAATCAGCATTTGAAAGAAACAAAGGCATTGAGAATCATTACCAGCAGCAGTTATATGGTGTAGCAAATCGAATTGGTGCGATGGTGAAGAAAATCAATCCAGAAAGCAATACGTCTATCGACAACGTTGTTGGCAATCTTAATGTATACTCGGATCAATTGCGTGAGTGGGCAGAAAAGTTATCAGATTTAATTGTTTATAGCCTTAATGATGACGATGAGAAGACGTGGAATGGTCATGCAGTAAGTATGTCCAGAGCATTAAGAGTCGATGCCACTTCAGCACCTATTGATAAGCTTTTGAAACAGTACATGGATGATCAGGTTGATCTGATTACATCGTTGCCGCGTTCTGCTGCTCAGAGAATACACAATTTGGTTTACAAAGGGCTGTACGAAGGTGGGCCAAGAGCAAAAGGATTAGCGACAAAGATCATGGAAACAGAAGGTGTCACGAAGTCCAGAGCACAGTTGATTGCTAGAACAGAGATTTCGCGCATATCGACTGGTCTGACAAAGGTTAGATCGGAAGAAATAGGTTTGGAGTGGTATATCTGGCATTCAACACATGATGTAAGAGCACGAGACAGTCATAAATTCATGGATGGAGTAGTTGTGAGATGGGATGATCCACCAAGTCCGGAGAAATTGTCTGGAAAAGGAAAACCATATGGCAGCTACCAAGCAGGTGAATCGTATAATTGCAGATGCTACCCTGCGCCTGTGATTAGGATCGATGATATCACGTTTCCAGCACGCGTTCATCGAAACGGCAGGATTGTGACGATGAGTAGAGCACAATTTGCTGAAATATCAAATGGTGAGCTTGCTTATGCAGCATAAAAATGAATTATAATACCCCAGAGAGGGAATTGCAGTGAAATTGAGTGGTTAAGAGGGCAAAGTTGTATAAAATACATTAAGTATAAGATGGAGGCTAAAATGCTGCTTCACGAAATGCTAAAAAACGTTAAAAATAGTCGATACATAAAAGCAATCACGAAAACCAAGGATGGTAGGTTTAAAGAAGGTGATGAGGTTGCTGTTTTTAGCAATTTATCTTCAACTGATCTTCATGGTGCTAAAGGCACAATCGTTGATTTGACTGTTGGTGGTTACGCTAACGTGCGTGTTAATGGGCGTGTTGTTCATGTTAAGCAGGATGAGTTGGTGCAGTTGAATAGAACAAAAGACACTTCTGAGGTTGGGGAATATAAAGGATTCAGATTGTATGACAGAAATGAAGAAGACCTTTATACAGCAAAAAATAGTAAAGGTGTTAGTCTTAATGCTTACAATTTAGAAGATCTAAAAAAGCAAATTGATGGGCAAGCAAAGGACTCCAAAACAAAAGACGAAAACGGATACGTCTGTTTGTACAAAGGTGAGCGAAAAGAAATATACGCTAATTCCACTTATGAGGCACAACAGAAAGCCGCTAAAGAGTTTGGCGCTAAAAACTCTTATGAGGTAGCAGTGAAGCTTGCAGAGAAAAACGGTGAACCAGTCGTTCACAAAGCAGTTGATGAGAAAACGAAAGATGATTATGGTGACAACAGAGACAATAAAAAAATAGAAATCTTTGTTAATGGCAAATATGAAGCAACAACGACATGGGCCAAAACCTGTCAGGAGGCAAAACAGAAGTACCTTGAAAAAAATAAAGATGTTGATCCCTCTTCTGTGAAATGCTCTTTTGCTGATTCTAAAACAAAAGACGCAGCTCAAACATTTGAATCATGGAAACAATCTTGCAGATTAATCGACAACAATGTTCAGTTTGAAGGCAATGAAAGCAATTGCAAAACGATCCCAGACATTGGTAAGTGGGACGGAAGCAAAGGTTCAGTGATTGTTGGTGCGACAAAAGACGCTATGTCTCAAAAAGATATGGAAGAAGAGATACAGATGCTTGAGCATGACTTAGCCACAAGCGAAGGCAAAGAAGCAGAAGGTTACAAATACAGAATCAAAAAATTAAAAGAGATGATGGAGAGCACTAAAGACTCCAAGACTAAAGATGAAACCCCAGACTGGATCGTAAAGCAGAACCTCAAAAGAGACATTGCAAATCTGAGAAGCAGAATCGTTAATGCAACCGAGTCTAAGTCTATCGGTGCGAATATCAATTCCGCTGAAGTTGAAGGTTGGATAAAAGAGCGTAAAGCTTTAGAAGAAAAACTGAAGAGCATGTCTTAGGGAGTCGCACATTGAGTGATATTAAGAATCGTTTTTATGTCAATGAATTTTTAAGTCCGCGAATGGGAGAAACAAGTGAAGGCTTTCTCATTTGTTTCGACACACCTGTTGCTCGTACTGGAGAGATGATTTACAAAGATGGTGAAGTGCCAGTTAAAGCAAAAAATGGCGTCGTGAAAATTCGAAGAGATGAAAGTGTAGTTTTCAATGACGAAACAATTGCCTCCCTAACGTCCAAACCAATTACTATCGACCACCCGGATGACTTTGTTACGCCTGAGAATTGGTCGGAGTTAGCCCATGGAATTGTTCAGAATGTAAGGAGAGGCGAAGGTGAACAGGATGACTTACTCATAGCAGACTTGTTGATCACAACGGAAAAGGCAATTGAATTGGTAAAAGCAGGGTTGAGGGAGATCAGTCTGGGATATGATGCCGATTACGAAGAATTAGAAGAGGGCGTAGGTGTTCAAAAGAACATTATTTTGAACCACTGTGCTCTTGTAGATAGAGGTAGAGCGGGAAACCGTTGTGCTATTGGTGATAAGCTGTGTAATCACTGTGGTGATTGTAAATGTAAAACTAAAAATAAAACAGAGGATGAGGGCATGCAAATGAAGATTAATTCCAGAGTGCGCGACGCATTCAAACAAATCAAAGACGCGGTGGAAGCAGAGCTGAGTGCTTTGCCTAAAGATGATGAAAAGAAAGACGAGAAGAAAGACGAGATCGTGAAAGACAAAAAAGCGAAAGTCGGCAATTTTATTAAAGATGCTAAAAAGAAAAGTAAAGATGCTGATGAAGATAATCCTGATGCGCTTCCTGCTGAAGGTGAAGAGACTGCAAATCCTGCTGAAGAAATCAAAGAGAAGCTCATGGAACTTGCTGCATTGATTGATCAGGTTGTTCCTGAAGAGGCTCCTCCTGCTGCTGAAGGTGAAGCTCCGGTTGAAGGTGAAGAGAAACCTTACAGTGATGAAGAGGAAAAGCCTGCTGAAGAAAAAGCTGATGAGAATGATCCTGCTTCTGAAGATCCTCCTGCTGAAGGTGAAGCTCCTGCTGAGAGCGAAGAGGAAACACCTTCTGATCCGAATGAAGCAATTCTTGCACGTCTGGACAAGCTGGAAGCAGTCATTGCAGAGCTTGTGAAGTCCGATGAGGAAGTGCATGCAGCAATGGACAGCATCATGAAGGGCGACGAATTCCCTGAAGATCTGGAAAAGAAGGATGATGAAAAGAAAGACGACGAAAAAGTGGAAGATGAATTCCCTGAAGATTTAGAAAAGAAAAAGAAAGACGAGGAGGATGGGGAGAAGAAAGAAACGTTTGATGCAGCAGCTTGGAATGATCTGTCGTATCGAGTTGGAATTCTTGCTCCGGAAATGAACATCGCGAAGCCGACAAAACAGTTTCCGCAGATTGCAGAAACAATCAAGAGAGAAGCTTTGAAGAAAGCTTTTACTACTGATACTGACAGCGTGAAGCCGTTTATTGGAACGAAGAACATCAACAATCTGACTGGTGATAGACTGGATGCAGCGTTTGTAGGAGCATCTGAGTTAATCGCAAAGTTGAACAACAGTCGGGTTCAGAGAAATAGTGCAAAGTCTTATGACGCAGGTTCGGAGATTGCCAATTCAGTACGGGCAATAAATGACAAAAACAAAGCTTTTTGGAAACGTTAAAATAAAACAAGGTTTAGGAGGAAGAAATTATGTCGAACGCTTTTTTATATCGCTGCCCCGCAGGTATTGCAGGGGACGTTACACGCAGAGAATCTGCTATCATCTCTGCGGAGATTATTGACGCTGATGTTCCGGTGACTGTTTATGGTGTGCCGGTGAATATGGTGTCCGGAAAAATTCAGCCGATCAATGCCGATTCTGAAGTCGTTTATGGATTCTTGGTTCGTCCGTATCCTGCACAGGGTCTTACGAATGAGGCTCTTGCAACCGCTACGCCTTCACTGATTTTGCCTTGCGATGTTATGCGCAAAGGTTACATGACGGTGAAGTGTGAGAATGGAACGCCGACGAAGAATGCCCCGGTTTATGTTGCATGGGATGGTTCTGATGTTGGTAAGGTTCAGATGACTCAGGGTGGAAACGAAGACCTGATCCCGAATTGTTACTTTACGGGTGTGGGTGATTCGGACGGCAATGTTGAGATCAGTTTTGGGATTGCTAACGCTTAATCAAGTGTCAACAAGACACACAAAATAACCAAGTGTCTATAGACACTTCATTAGGAGGAAATAGATTATGATGACTTTCGATAAAATGACTCTTGATTCCACAGGTGCATTCCTTGTAGGGGAATTAGAGAGATTGGATCAGACTTTACATGAGCCGTTGATTTCGGTTACGTGGAGTCGGGATATTGATCTGCGTGAAGACGTTAGCATTGCTGACGAAACTTCGAGTTTCACCAACAGTTCATTCGCAGCCGCTGGCGGTATTGGTGGAAATGACATTAACTTCATCGGCAAAGATTCCAACGCGATTTCCGGAATTGCACTGGACATCGGTAAGACCTCCAGCCCCTTGTATCTCTGGGGCATGGAAATTTCTTATACGATTCCTGAACTGCTTTCCGCACAGCAGATGGGTCGTCCTGTTGACGATCAGAAGTTTGCTGCAATGAAACTGAAACAGCAGATGGATATTGATCAGATGGTCTACATTGGTTCCACTACGGTAGGCAAGTACGGTCTGGTCAATAACACTGGTGTCACCACGAGTTTTGTTGATGCTGGTGCTTTAGGTACGACTGAATGGTCTACGAAGACCGCTGACGAGATTCTGGAAGACGTGAATGCTCTGCTTCAGTCCTGCTGGTCTGCTGCTGCTTTTGCGGTTTGTCCGTCAAAGCTTTTGCTTCCGCCTGCTCAGTTCGCTTACATTGTCTCGCAGAAAGTTTCGACTGCCGGTAACGTGTCGATTCTGAAATTCTTGCAGGACAACAGCATCTCTCTCGCAATCAATGGCAAAGCTCTTGATATTCAGCCTTGCAAGTGGTTGACGGGTCGCGGTGTCGCTGCTGGATCTCCTTCTGCTGCTACGAATCGGATGGTTGCTTATACGCAGGATAAGACCCGCGTACGCTTCCCGCTTGTTCCGGTTCAGAGAACGCCTCTGGAATACCGTTCGATTTTTCACCTCACCACATATTTCTCTCGTTTAGGTGTTGTGGAAGTCGTATATCCCGAGACCATACTTTACGCAGATGGTATATAATATCAAGTACTTACGAGGTTTTGATGATAATTTATAAGATTAAAAATAATGTGAACGGGAAAATTTACATAGGTCTGACAACAAAGGATCTGAGTAAACGTATTGCCGAGCATGTTGTTGAAAACAAATCTTATATTCAGAAAGCCCTCAACAAGTACGGTATTCAAGCATTTACCATTTCGGTTATCGACAGTGCTGAATCCAGAGACATCCTTTGTGAAAAGGAAAAATACTGGATTCAGCACTACGATTGCAAAGCACACAAAGGTTACAATCTCACTGACGGTGGAGACGGATTAATCAATCCGTGTAGGTCAGTGAGGAAAAGAATCGGAAAAGCGGTTTCTATTTCTTTGATTGGAAACCAAAGACGTAAAGGTGTTCATCATACAGTGGAATCAAAGAAAGCAATTTCTGATGGTGTGTTAAATTCAGAAAAGAAAAAGAAAGGTGATGCAAACAGACGCGGCAAGAAAACAGTTCCTTGCACCGAGAAACGTAAACAGCAGATCAGTGCAGCCAACAAGGGAAAGCGAAAAGGTTGCATTCCTTGGAACAAGGGCAAGCACAGTGGTCAGATTCCTTGGAATAAGGATCACAATCATCCTGCTTATAAAGCATGGCAAGAAAGATTAATTGAAAGAAACAAGCATCCGTTTAAGTAAAAAGAAAGAGGGGAAAGTTACATGATCATCGAACTAAAAAGACAAGTAGAATATCCAGACGTCGTCAATGGTGTGTTAGCAAAAAGAGTTTTGAAGATTGGTAGGCATACGGTGGATGATGAATCAATCAACCATTGGTTTGTTCAAGGTTTGATTAAGTCCAACGACATCATTTTGTTGGGCAGTAAATCACCTGCGCCGATTAAATTGGATTACTCACACAATCCATCACGTGTCGCAGTTCCAAAGCAGGAAGTGGTTACCACGCAGGTGCAGACCATTACCGTTTCTGGCGTTAAGCCACTTTATTCAGAACCAGTAATTGAAAAAGAAGTTGAAAAAGCAGTAGAAGCACCGCCTATTGTTGAGAAAGAAGTTGTTGCACCGAAGAGACGAACAGTTGTTTCAAAGAGGAAATAAGCAATGACAGATGCAGAAATTTTAGCATTCAGATCACATTTTCCTGAGTTTACTGATGAAACGTTGTATCCAGATGCTCAGATAGTGTTTTGGTCAGGAATAGGCACAGCGCGTTTGAATGTCATACGATGGGACACTCTTCTGACTCATGGCATCGAATTGCTCACTGCTCATTATCTTGTCATTGCTGTGAGGAATGCAAAGTCTGCTGATGGTGGAAATATTCCCGGTGGAGCTGCTGGTGTTAGCAATAAAGCAATTGGTGGAGCTTCTATAGGGTACGACACAGCAGCTACGAATCTTGAAGATGCAGGGAATTTCAATCTTACGACATATGGCCGCGAATTTATAAAATTAGCGCGTATTGTGGGCATTGCAGGACTCCAAATTTAGAGGGGCTTAACGTGATCAATTTTCAAGTCAAAGAAAACATACAAAGCGCAGAAGCATCTCGAAAGATGTTTCACAAAATAAACGCTTTGCAGAAACTTGAAATTTTGGTTGGTATACCTGAAAGCAGAACTGCTCGTAAGAGTGGTGAGATGAACAATGCTACTCTTTTGTACATCCACACTAAAGGTTCACCTGTTAATAATTTGCCAGCACGACCACTAATTGAACCTGCGTTAAGTGATCCATCAAATGCAGACAAGCTTTCGGACGATTTAAGCAGCATTGCACAACTCGCACTTGCAGGAAAACCAGAACAGGCAAAACGGCTCATGTCAGCAACCGGGATGGATGCGGTAAATATGATCAGAGGTTGGTTTGATGATCCTAAGAATGGATGGGAACCAAACAAACCGAGCACAGTTCGCAGAAAGATGAACAAGCTTAAAGGCAAAAAGAAAGCAGCAGCGTTTGAAGCATTTGCATCAGGTGAGTTTGTGGATAGTATTCTTGTGGACAGTGGAGCTATGCGTAAGGCAATAACGTATGTTTTGAGGGAGAAGGATTAGGATGTTTGATGTTTCTGAACTTGTGTCCGACACTGACTTTGCACAAACATTCACGTTGTATAGATCAACTGGAAATTTTGTTGCTGGTCGTTGGGTTGAGAATGCTCGTCAGACTCTAACAAGAACAGGTGTCATCATCGTGATGAGCGCAAGAGAATTGCAGATGTTGCCTGAAGCGGACAGGGTCATTGGTTCAATTGAGATACATACAAAAGAAATACTGTACACGACAACTGGTGAAGGAACCAACCGAACATCAGATCAAATATTGTGGAAGAGTAATTTGTACAAGTTGATACTGGTTAATGATTATGCTGATTTTGGATTTTATAAAGCAGTTGGACAACGGATAGCAGGTGATTAAGTGAGTTTGAGAACTACTAAACAATTCGAAGATATTATGCAGCCAATTATAGTTGGCATTCTTGGTTGGGGGTCAACTCCCAATAATGTCAGAATTGGTTGGCAGTTGACTGGTGCTCCAGGGTTTAAGATTACCGACAATAAAGTATTTATTACAGCGACTCCAGTTGACCACCAAATTAATCGACAGCATGACATCATTGTTGAAAATAGTTCTCCGGGTGTTAATCTATCCACTGGGTTTACAAGAGTTATGGCATTGAATGTTATTGCGTACGGTGAAAACGCAATGACAAATATTCAAGCTATTAAGTTAGGGATGTTTCACCAATCAGTAAGAATGACTTTAGCTCTGGAAGATATTTACTACATACCGGATTCAGCAGAGCCTCGAAGAGTGCCAGAATTGTTTCAAATTCAGTGGTGGGAAAGAGCAGACATGGAATTAAGATTCAATGAACTGCTTACGGATGATCAAGCGGTTAATGAGATAGATAGTGTTGATGTTACCATTGATGAAGAGAATGGCGCAACAACGGAATTTACAATAAATCAATAATGAGGTGAAAAAGAAATGACGACTTTAAACTTGAATAACATTGTTACGATTTCAGAGTACATATCCCCGTTATCAGCAC